AACATGAAGGGTGATAAGGCTATTATTAATCCAGTGAAAGGAACAACATAATATGGCAATTCAACCACCAAGCTGGGCGAAGAATGCTGTGCCAACTCCAAATGGTTGGCAAGAGCCTCGTACCGGTGAACTACTTAAATCGCAACGTCTTACGCAGGAAGATATTGATGTATATAACGGAGTTGAAGTTAGTGCTCCTGCACCGACTCCAGCTCACGTCCCTGAGCCTGTAGTAGAGGAAGTTATAGTGCAACAATTAAACGAAGCACCACAAAACAATGTAGCTCTTGATGATATGTCTAAGACTCAACTAGAAGCTGTAGGGCGTCAACATGGAGTTGAGCTTGATCGTAGAAAATCAAAAACTGCACTTCTTGCTGAGTTGAAAACGATCACTGAGTAATTACATAAATAAGTTTGAAACATAGCTTATGAGAATATTATGAATTTTGACAATATAAACGAACATAATGTTATGCTGTTCGCAGCGAAGCATTATCATAATCCTCTGGGTGCAAGCTCAGAGGACTTTTATGAAGATCTGAAAAGGTTTACTTACGTAAAACGATTAGTTAATAAGTATCTACAGGCAAAAGATTTACCAGATAGATTGATTCTAAATCATCTTATCGTTATATTTAATGTGTTTGGTATTGAGCCAGCTTGTAGGATCTTGGAATTAAAACTTGATGATGAACATTGGCCAGTTATAAAGCCTTTTTTAATCTTCTTACGATATATAGAAAATACGAAGTACGCGGATATTCATATGAATAAGAACGTAGTAGAGGCACTAAGGAAAATATAATGGGTATTCTAAAGAAATCGGCAGATCTTGTCTATACCTTCCGTTTTTTAAAATTGCTTGTTACGCCGTTTAACAAGACTAAAGCCTTTGAGCTTGGTCTTATTGATGAAAACGGTAAGAGATTAAGAAAATCCAAAACGTCTGAAGAGCGAGATGCTATGACACCGTTCATGCGGATGGTGTTTAACATTAAGAAACTTATCCCAGGCGGTAAAATCGGTTCATACGCTTCAGCCTTATTTTTACTTAAAGAGAAGTTTGAGCTATCGGATTCCAGTATTAATAAGATAATTATAGAGTCTAACAAAGATAATAGTATAGAATTATTTGAGCAAAGTCAGTGGTTTATGTTAGAAGGCAAACAGCTATCACCAGGAATGTACCGGGTTGTTACTGATAAAGCTATAAATCTGACATGTGAAGAAGTAGTCAGACGTAATGATAAGATTCGTATATTAGAATATTCATTCCCAGTTGGAAATATTAACGGCATTGATATTTACAAAGCCACGCATATAAACACAAATCAAGAGATATATGTATCTTCTATGGAGTTGGTTAAGTAGCATGACTGTTATCCCTAAATGGAAAAGAGCTGGACCAAACGGCGAGCAGGAAATTAAGTTTCCTACCGGCCGGAGATTTATGGTTGAAAAGCAACTTGATCATAATGAACGCCACCGAGGTGAGTGGAAAGTTATGGAGTGGGATAAACGCACAAGAGATTTTGAATGGCAAGAAACATATAGTCCAAAGGCTTATGCTAAAGAGCAAGCTATGAAATTGGGACAATGGGATAACCAAGGGAAAAAGGTTGCTGACTATTCAAATATGTTTAGGTATGAATCTGTAGATTATAAGCTAAACGAAGATAAAGTCACTAAGCTTCAGCTGAATGCACTAGAAAAGGTTTTAGATAAAGTCTTTGCTAGAATAGGCATGGACGTAGAATTCACTAAGCATTTCTTAGATCGGGTAAATGATATCCGTAATAAGCAACAAATTACTGTTAAAGAGTTAGCAGTTTTGTTTAAAAAAGAATATATAAAATGGGGTAAACCTATTGCTAAAATGGGCGATGATGCAGAAGGCGTCATGAGCGATTTGGCATCTGATGTTAATATTCCGTTTGTACTTAATTGGAATCCAAAGAAGAAGGAGTTAGAGATGTACGCAAAAACTATTATGCGCAAAAAGAACTTTAGCACTCCTGATAAGAAATTTAAAGTGGAAAGTGTGCAACCGCATCCTGAAGTCGTAAAAGCATATAAGAAGACTTTAGGTGCAGAAGATAAAGCAGGTGATTATAATTATAGGGGCAATAAAGCTAGACTAACCCGTTCTACAAATCACTTATCTAAAAAGATTAAACAGCATCATCCAGATTTAGATATGAAAGGTAATATTACATTACGTACTAAATTACAATCAATGAAGCACGAAGAAGCCCCTGGTACTGCTACAACTTCTGTTGCTGGTGCTGGATCGAATCCTCAAGGTATTGTGGTAGTCGACAGGAGACGCGGGCCACACAGACAACCAAAACTTCTAAAGAGGTTTAGAAAGTATATTGATGATTAGAATTTATATCTTTTTATTTGTTATAGGTACTATGGGTTCTGTTGTTTATGGAGCTAAATGGTATTATGAGGATACTCAGGAGAAGATTGCTACTCTGAGCGCCAATAATCTTGTACTTCAAAATGCAACTGATACATTAAATGATACTATAGATACATTAGAAAAAGAAGCTGAACAGCAAGAAGCTAATAATAGAGAACTGCAAAAAGCATTGCAAAAATCTGAAGAAGGTTTGGGCAGACTTAGAAAGCGGTTTAGTGAAATTGATATTACACGGGAAGCGCTTGCTGACCCGGCTGATTTAGAAAAGAGGATAAACCGTGGTGTTGACAGACTCATTAAACAAATTTTGGAAGATACTACTCCTACTGACCCTAGCAATGACGCTGAGCGGTTGCCTGTCGGGGATGCTGATCCCGGAGATAGTAACTCAGACTGAATACGTCAAACCAAATATTGCATTACAAGAACCACCGAAACCGGTTGATATGCCGGACGTTGAATGGTTTGTAGTTAATGAAGATAATCTTGATGAGTTTATTACTCGTGTTGAAGCCGTAGGCGGTGTTCCGGCATTTATTGCTATTACGCCAAAGGGCTATGAAAACCTTGCGATAGGTATTAATGATTTGCGTAGGTATGTCCTACAGCAAAAAGAAATCATTGCGTACTATGAAAAATCTATTACACAATTAGACGAATAAAATATAAAATATGTTGTGACATATTAGCTATTATTCGATGTACGAAGTATTATTTCTAATATATAGTACACCATATGTAAAAAGAAATCACAAAAATTTTGGAGATACGAATGCTATTTGAAGAACAAATTGCACGAAAACCCGATTTGTATCCATGGACGAAGCAGTTCATCGAAGCAATTTGGAAGGGGTTTTGGACGCCGGATGAATTTAATTTTCGGTCAGACTACTCGCAGTTTAAAACAGATCTGACTCCAGCCGAGCAAGAAGTTGTTGTTAAGACTATGAGCGCAATTGGTCAAATTGAAATAGCAGTAAAATCGTTTTGGGCAGATATTGGAAATCATTTGCCACATCCATCAATCAAGGATCTTGGCTACGCTATGGCCAATTCAGAAGTCATTCACAACATGGCCTATGAAAAAATCCTAGATGTATTGCATCTCACACACGTATTTGAAGAGAACTTAAACGTTGATGTGATTAAGGGGCGTGTTGATTATTTACGTAAATACAATCAAAAAGTATATGCGGATGACAAAAAACAATATATCTATTCTATTATGCTATTTACATTGTTTGTTGAAAACGTATCTCTGTTTAGCCAATTCTATATCATTATGCACCTTAATCGTAATAAAGCAGTAATGAAAGATTGTGCTCAACAGGTACAATATACACGTAACGAAGAGATGCTTCATGCTCAGGTAGGCATCAAGCTGATCCAGACGCTACGTGAAGAGTATCCAGAATTATTTGATGAAGAACTACAGGCTCGTGTACAAGAAGAGTGCATCGAAGCATTAAAGGCAGAGAGCAAGGTAATTGATTGGATTATGGACGGATATTCTGCTCCAGGTCTAAGTGCTGATATTCTTAAGGCCTTTATCGCTAAACGTATGGCAGAATCAATTGATTCAATTGGATTTGATAGTAGTGAAATTGTGTATGACAAAGCCTTATCAGACGAAACGTTTTGGTTTGATGAAGAATTGTATGGCGCAAACATGACAGACTTCTTTCAGAAGCGGCCTGTTGAATACGCTAAAGGAAAAGGCATTAGCGTAGATGATTTATTTTAAAGGAGTATATGATGGCATTTGATTGGCTCAATGACGATTCACGACTCTTCCTAAGTCGTGGATATATCGACGGTAACATGACCGCCGAGGAACGTGTGCGGGGTATTGCACAGACAGCAGAAACCATCTTGGATAAAGAAGGTTTTGCCGATAAGTTTTATGACTATATGAGTCGAGGGTTTTATAGCTTATCGTCTCCGGTATGGTCAAACTTTGGAACTAAGAAGGGATTACCTATCTCATGTAATGGTGTATTCATTAATGATGATATGGAATCTATTCTAACGAAAGTAGCAGAAGTTGGCATGCAAACTAAAATGGGTGCCGGAACTTCTGGTTACTTTGGTGCTTTGCGTCCACGTGGTACGCCTATTAAATCTGGTGGTACAGCAGACGGTCCTGTACACTTTATGAACTTAACTGAAACTACTGTAGATGTTGTTGCACAAGGCAATGTCCGCCGTGGTTCATTTGCTGCATATCTTGATGTAGAATCACCTGACATTATGGAATTTCTAGATGCGCGTGAAGAAGGTTCTTCTATTATAAACCTAAGTCTTGGCGTCACGATTAGTGATGAGTGGATGCAGGATATGATTGAAGGAGATAATGATAAGCGCACTGTGTGGGCTCGCATACTTCGCAAGCGCCGTGAGAGTGGCTATCCTTACTTGTTCTTTAAGGATACAGTAAACAATAACAAGCCACAAGTTCTTAAAGATGAGGGCATCAATATTTGGGCATCTAATTTATGCTCAGAGATATGTCTGCCTGCTAATGAAGAAGAATCATTTGTATGTAACCTAGCATCAATGAATCTTCTAACTGCAGACGAGTGGATGGAAACTGATGCTGTCGAAACTATGATTTGGTTTCTTGATGCTGTCATGGAAGAGTATATTGAGAAGACTGATGGCATCAAGTTCATGGATTCGGCCCGTAACTTTGCTATGAAGTGGCGAGCTCTCGGTTTAGGTCAACTTGGCTGGCATTCTTATTTGCAGTCGAAATCTATTCCATTCGAATCATTTGAAGCACATATGACCGCAACAAAGGTTTCTAAATTCATCGATGAGAAATCCTTAGAAGCTTCTAAGGAATTAGCGATTGAATATGGAGAGCCTGTTGGAATGTTAGGTTATGGACAACGTAACCTCACGCGGACTGCTGTGGCTCCTACGACATCATCCAGCTTCATTTTAGGACAAGTTAGCCCATCTATCGAACCACTGGCATCTAACTACTTTACAAAGGATCTGGCCAAAGGTAAGTTTACTTATCGAAACCCATATCTAAAAACTGTATTAGAAACATATGGCAGAGATGACGAAGATACTTGGCTAACAATACTAAAGCGCGGTGGATCTGTACAGCATCTTGATTTCTTAACTGAGCACGAAAAAAGCGTGTTTAAAACATTTAGCGAAATCACACCACTGGTTATTGTCCAACAAGCTGCTGCCAGACAGAAATATATAGACCAAGCGCAATCATTAAATATTATGATACATCCAGACGTATCGGCAAAAGACGTGAATGCTCTTATCATCGAAGGTTGGAAACTTGGAGTCAAGACCTTTTACTATCAACGTTCTGCTAATCCAGCTCAAGAGTTGGTACGGGACATCATGAACTGCGCGAGCTGTGAGGCATAATTAATGAGTAAGTACGAAATTGAATGTAGTTTTTGTGATGAAGATTGTGAAGTCGAAAGTGAGTCTGATATGGCACCAGACTATTGTCCATTTTGTGGTAATACTACTAATGCTATAGAAATGGACTCAGACGAATACTAGTATAGATAGCCTTATGTGGTTATATGAAAACAAAAACTTTGAGCTTGGCCCTGATGATCTTGAGGATTATCAGGGCTTTGTCTATTGCATTACCGAGTTAGATACCGGTAAAAAATACATCGGTAAGAAATTCTTCTGGAAACCGAAAATCTTACCCGTTACTAAGACAAGGAAGAGACGGGTAAAGACTCGCGTTATGTCTGACTGGTACACATACACGGGCTCCAGCGTGGCCGTACAGAAGCTCATTGAGCAAAAGGGTATAGACAACTACCATAAAGAGATACTAAGATTATGCATAAGTAAAGGTGAATGCTCATACTATGAAGCAAAGCTACAGTTTCAATATGATGTATTACTTAGTGATGATTACTATAACGAGTTCATAGGATGTAAAATACATTCAAAACACGTAAAAGTAAAAGTATAAATAAAAACATAGTGAGGTGAAAAAGATGGCTGATAGCTACCCTAAAATGATTCATGAAGTGCTAGACGAAGCACGAAGAAAAAGATCGAAAGCCGAAGTTGTTGCTGTACTACAAGCAAACGAAACTTGGGCACTTAAAGATATACTACGCGGATCTATGGATTCTACCGTAGAGTTTGCGTTACCCCCTGGCGATCCACCATACACGCCAGGAGAGGATTATAGCGCACCAAAAAATTTAATTAAAGAGCATAAGCGTTTTGTATACTTTGTAAAGGGTACGCAACACGATGTTATGCCTGCATATAAAAGAGAGAGAATTTTCTTCGAAATCATCGAAGGAATTCATCCAAAGGATGCCCAGCTTGTCGTTGATATGACGAACAAGCGAGCACCTAAAGGAATTTCACGACCCGCCGTGGAAGAAGCTTTTCCAGGGTTGTTGAAAGATTCGTTATGAGAAAGTGATATTATAAACTTTAAGTAAATTAAGGAAATATGAATGTCAAAAATTCAATTAGACCGCTTGATCCAAGATTCCACTGAGCTACGTGAATATGCAGAAAAGCTCAAACAACGTGGCAAGGATGTTCTTTATCAAAAGATCTTAGCAAAACAAGTCTATCTTGACAGTCGCATTAATCAATCTTTAACTTAATAAGGGGTTTACATTTCCCTCCAACGTGGTATAATAAGAGTATACTCTGTTGGAGGGGATAATACATGAATATCTTTATACTAGATACTTGCCCAGTAAAAGCGGCACAACTACAATGTGACAAACATGTTGTAAAAATGATTGTAGAGTCAGCACAAATGCTATCTACTGCCCACCGTATGCTTGACGGCTACGTGGAAAAACGCCCATCGAAATCAGGCAAACGTATGTCTAATTACTGGGTCCATCCAAAGCATTCACACGAAGAATTACTATATAAAGCAGTACATCATGGTCACCCGTGTACTGTATGGACTATGCAGACAAATGCTAATTACGAATGGCATTATAAACATTTTGTGGCGCTGTGCGAAGAATACACACATCGTTATGGTAAAATCCATGCCACAGAGACTAAGCTACGTGATATGCTAAGTAAACCACCTAGCGGTATTAAATGGTCTAACCTATATACAGACTTTCCTCTTGCTATGCAACATGAACCACAATGTATGTATGAGGGTGATCCTGTTCGATCTTATAAAGAATACTATCAGACTAAACAAGATCGTTTTAATATGGTATGGTCAAAGCGTTCTATTCCACAATGGTTTAATATTATTGCCGCTTAAATGCAAAAAAAGTGAAAATAAGTGAAAATAAGTGTGTACAAGACTTCTCAAATGTATTATTCTGGTTATAGAAACAAGATAACAAGAGAGAGATCAAAATGAAAAAGCTCGTAAAAATCCAGCGTGAAATCCTTGAAAACGCAGTTGCTTCTGAAGCAAAAAATGGCGTACGTAAGCCGATTCACGTTAGCAACTTTGGTACAGATCTTTCTGGTTTCTCTAAATCATATGCAACATATTGTGCTAAAATGGAGCAGCTTATTGACGCTGGTTTTATTTCTCGTCACATTCACGCATCAGACGGTTATGCATACGTCACATTAGCTGGTGAAAACTTCATCAATGCTTATGCTTGATACTCAAGCTCAATCTTTGTTTGACAAAAACATTAGTATGATGGTGCCATGGTATCTTATGGCATCATATGCTTATTATGTCGAAGATAATCCAATATTGTCTGATGCGTTTTTTGATAATATGTCTAAAGTTATGCTTGACGATTGGATGAATATTCACCACTTTCATAAAGATTACCTATCGATAGATACACTCACTGCTGGCACTTTTATTGGAGATTATCCATCTAGAGTGCAAGGTGGATTAGAATCATTAAGGGATAAATATGGTCAAAGGTAAAAAAGAAAAACGCACCGCCGAGGACGCTGGGTTCTTTCAACGAGACTACGACATCCTTGAAAATGTCAACATAGGTGAAACTATGCTTAGACTCGTTTGCCTTTCTAATAAGGCCGAAATAAAACACATCCAACTTTGGTCTAATATGTCTAAGCAATGGAATGTGATGTATAGATACAATGTTGATGAAGCTTGGTCAAAGTGGAAAAAAACTGCTGAGTCTATAGCATCGCGCAGAAAAAAGTGAGGAATTTATAATGCCAGTTTACCGAGTAAAGCGACGTGACGTAAAAGATAGTAACCCTTGGGAAGTACGATGTTCTTATCAAGAATTACAAGAAATGTGCGAAGAATATAAATTAGAGCAGTGTCTTTCCACGCCAAATTTTGTTACTAGTACAGGAAATATGATTAACAAAACCGATAATGGTTGGAAAGATCATCTTGGTGAAATCAAAAAAGGCTCTGGCAAAGGGAACACAATTAAATTATGAAGGCTCGTAAAATGGCAAAGCCACACCGAACTATGCAGGTGCGAATTGACGATCTATTAGAATATGAACCTCTTACTAACAATCAAGCAAGAGCTTATGAAAGTTGGGATGAAGGTGATAATCTAATACTTACTGGATCTGCCGGAACAGGTAAAACTTTTATGGGAATGTATCTTGGACTTGAATGTGTTCTTGATGCTGAATCATTACAGGATCGGTTAATCGTAATTAGATCTATGGTTCCCACACGTGACATGGGATTCATTCCTGGCACTAAAGAAGAAAAAGAAGAGGTTTACACTGCACCATACAAAGCAATTTGTGATGAATTGTTTGGTGGTAAAGAGTCATGGAATAAAGCGATAAATACTAAACGAATAGAATTTCAATCAACATCATTTATTCGTGGCGTGACTATAGATAATGCTGTTATCCTTGTTGATGAAATGCAGAATCTTAACTTCCACGAACTTGATTCCGTAATAACCCGTGTCGGCAAAAACTCAAGAATAATCTTTTCAGGAGATTCGGTTCAAACTGATTTTAAATACAGCGATGACAGATCAGGAATATACAAATTTGTATCGATTGTAGAACAACTTAAGAATTTTGATATTATCAATTTTGGGTGGGAAGATATTGTCCGATCTGATTTTGTTAGAGATTATATTATGACAAAAGAAATGTTAAACCTATAAGGAATCACTATGCTAAACGAAGCAGAACTAGCAAAACTAATCCCAGGTAACAAAGATGTGAAAGCGTGGCATGAAGCCTTGGCTGCCATTATGCCAAAGTATGGTATTACTTCTAAACGAAGGATCGCACATTTCATTTCTCAGTGTGCACACGAATCAAACAACTTCCGTAGTTTATCTGAAAATCTAAACTATAGTGAAAAAGCTTTGAACGCTGTATTCGGCCGGTATTTTGGTACAGGCGGAACTAAACGTAATGCTGCCGAGTATGCACGCAATCCAGAAAAGATTGCAAACTACGTATATCAGGATGAGTTTCGTAAATATAAAATGGGTAACGTAAATCCAGGAGATGGATGGATGTTCCGAGGTCGTGGATTGAAACAACTTACTGGCCGTGAGAACTATACAAGATTTGGTAAGTCTGTCGGCATGGATGCTGAAAAAGCTTCACGGTATGTTGCAACCGAAAAGGGTGCTGTCGAAAGTGCTTGTTGGTTTTGGGATGCAAACAATCTAAATGCTATTGCAGACACTGATGATGTAGTACGTATGACCAAAAAAATCAATGGTGGTAATATTGGTTTGGCTGATCGCCAAGCTCGTTATGTAAAAGCGATGGCTGTCCTTGGTGCTCCTGTTGTACTTGACTCATTAAATGATAATGATGATGCACCTGATGTTGATGATATTGGTGTATTGCGTAAAGGTTCACGTGGTGCTGGTGTAAAAATGATGCAAGAAGCATTAGGCATCGGAGCTGACGGTTCGTTTGGACCAGGAACTGAGCGAGCGCTTAAAAAATGGCAAGCGTCAAAAGGTTTAACTCCTGATGGTATTGCTGGACCAAATACGTTAGAAAAACTTCTAGGTTAAGTGTGTACAAGCTGCATGTGATATGGTATAATAGTAAAATATTATGTTAGGAATCACATGCAGTTTATACATGAAAAGATCTCAAAGGGTTATGATACTCTTAATCGAGAAACTACAGACAATGGCAGACGATACGTTACACCCGATGGAGTGGCCTATCCTTCAGTAACAACAGTTACTGGCATTCTAAGCGCTGCAAGTATTGCTAAATGGAAAGCAAGAGTAGGCGAAGAAGAGGCCAATAAGATCGGCAGTAAAGCCGCCAAGCGTGGAACCGCAGTTCACGATTTGATAGAGCAATATCTTTCAAATAATCCAGACTATGCTAAGGGCATCTCGCCACATATTATGCAAAGTCTAGTAAATCTAAAACCAATTTTAAATGATGGCATAGAAAAAATCTATGAGCTAGAGGTTGCGCTTTTTAGTGATCATCTCAAAATGGCAGGCACATGTGATTGTGTTTGTATATTTGAAGGTGTTCCTACTATTGTAGACTTTAAGACTTCTAAATGGCCTAAGAAAAAATCTATGATTGGTGGATATTTTCAACAAGCCGCGGCATATGCTATCATGTGGGAAGAGCAAACCGGAATGGCTATTCCTAATCTTGCTATTCTTATGGACGTAGATGGTGGCAAACCTATTGTCTTTAAAGAGCATAGAGACAATTGGACACAAAAGTTGCATGAAACTATTGAGCTATATAATAGCCAACAGACAGAGGTATTGTTCGGATGAATATCAATAATATGGATAAGGTAATCCTCACAGATTGTGATGGCGTACTAATGAATTGGGAATTTGCGTTCAATACTTGGATGTCGCATAGAGGTTATACTATTAAACCTGAGAACAAATATGCCTATGATATGGGCGAGCGATATGGCCTAGGTCCTAAGATGAAAAAGCATGTAGTTAGGGTCTTTAATGAATCAGCTGCAATTGGATTTCTTCCACCTCTTCGTGATGCAATGTATTATGTAGACCTACTTCATAGGCTGCATGGTTTTACATTTCATATGATTACTTCGTTGTCCTTAGACACTCATGCTCAGGATTTACGCATTGCTAATACTAAAAAGCTATTTGGCGAAACAACATTCACTAAATTTATTTTTTGTGATACTGGGGCCGATAAGGATGAAGTGCTAGAACCATATAGAGATAGTGGATTAATTTGGGTTGAAGACAAGGTTGAGAATGCTGAGCTTGGTTCTAAACTAGGTCTTGAATCATATCTTATAGAACATGGACATAATATGCACATGCGGGAAGAAAAACATAATCCAAATAATATCCAGGTTTGCAAAGATTGGAATGCACTCTATGAATGTATCACACCCTATCAGCCTAGCTAATATTCTAAATCTTAGAACTGAATTCGACTCTATTACACGAAACTATAAGATTCCTGAAGAGCATAAGAACAGTGGTATACATAGTCTCATATGGTTTATTAATAACAGTCGATCTTCTAATAGACTTAGACCATCATATGATAGAGCAATGCATATCGCAAAATATATTATTTGCGAATTTGAAGAGGGAGTGAATAATGAAACGTTTGATCTACCAGGTATATGTCGGTAAGAAATCAAAGTTATATGATGCGTGTACGGCTTCTGTAGCAGAATATTGTAAAGCACATAATATAGACCACGTTATTCAGCGCCAGCCTATTTTGCGCATTAAGCCTGATGTTTTTGCTACAAATCGTAGTAAAGAATCTTATGAAAAGCATGGCGGATATCTGCCTATTTTTGAAAAAGAAAATGCTTTTACTTATCTAAAAGATTATGACTCTGTGGCAATCATCGACTCGGATATCTGGATTCGTCCAGGATCTCCTAATATTTTTGATGAAGTTCCGATGGAATATGATTTTGGCGGAGTGCTAGAACGTGAGATGCCAGTCTCACAACAATACTTACATAAAATTGCTAACTATTCACGTATGCAATACGGTGCAAATCCGCTTAAAAATCTTTTCAATTGGAAACATGCCGGAGGCGCAAACTTCTACAACATGGGCATGATGGTACTGAATAAAGGTATCCTACAGCATACTCGTAAACAAACGCCAATGCAGTTTCTTATGCGGCCTGAGTTTAAACCTTTTGTAGATGGAGTTGGTAATTGGAAATGGTCGACAGATCAGACACTTCTAAATGTGTGGGTAAAAGAATCGAAGATGATGGTAAAAAACCTGTCGTTCCATTGGAATGGTTTATTTACTGGAATTGAAATGAATAAAGTTCCTGAGTGCAATTTTGTACACTTCTTTTTGAAAGACAAGTTGCCAAACCATGGAGAAAATGTAGAGGAATTAATGAAATATGTTGTTTAATCGAAAAATCTTTGTACACATTCCTAAAAATGCTGGGATGACTATTCGTCATAGTCCATTCCTAAAAGATAAGATTTTAGTCAATGATCAAAATACACATAAGAGTCGTGAATATACTCAAGAGCTACTAGATACTATGGCAATGACAGGAGACCATCATGGAATTGAGCACGCACGTTGGAGAGATCTTAACCCAAGTTACACTGGACAGCACGGAGCTTTCGGCATTATTAGGAACCCTTGGAGTCGTGTGGTATCTCGATATTTTTTCGCCAAAAAAGTAATCCAAGTAGAAAAGAAGGCAGATCCGACCTATGCAGATGTTTCTAGCTTTGAAGCATTTATTGAAGAGCGTCACAAATGGGGGAATCATCCATTTATGTGGCATCGTGCTATTCGTGGTTGGTATCCGGCGTTTGATCACGTCTCAGATGAAAAAGGTAATGTTAAATGCGATATGTTAAGATTCGAACATCTTAATGCCGAATTAATTGCGTATTTTAAAATTCCGCAAATGTCTCGTGCTAGGAATGTAACAGCACTAAATGAGGGCACTTATCAGAAGATATATAATGATAAGACAATTCAAATTGTTGCTGATTGGTACAAGAAAGATATTGACCATTGGGGATTTGATTTTAATAGTGCTGCGACTAAAAACTATTGGAGATTAGATAATGAGTGAACTAGGCGATCTATTTAATAAATATGGATGTGACAAAACGCGTAAGCATCAATATGATTGTGTATATGCACCAGTGATGGATACGATGATGAATAAGCGTATCAACATTCTTGAGGTCGGCGTATTTAACGGCCATAGCACAGAAGCTTTTCTCCAATACTTACCTATGGCTAACATGTATGGAGTAGACATTTTTACTCGAACTAAACCTCAAGATTTAAATTGTTACACGTATGACCGTGCTGATTGGATTAAAGCGAGTAGTACTGATCCATCTATTGCACGTGAAATTCGTTCGAAGTGGGGAGACATTAAGTTTGATGTTATCATTGATGACGGAATGCATACACCTAAAGCCAACATGCAGACGTTTAAAAATCTATCACCATTTTTAGCTGACGATGGTGTCTTCTTTATTGAAGATGTGTTTCCACTAGAGATTATGACTACTAAAGAACTACAACTAGACTGGTTACAGAAATATCCTGACCGATATAACCATCTTGATAATGAGATGTTCCTTGGAACAATAGAAAAATCTGGTATGAATATCAAGCGTCATGATCAGCGTAAGCTAACTGGAGCACCTGACAGTTATATTATTGAGTTAAGAAATGCAAGCTAGAGTAATAACTATTAAAGGCAATCATCTTTCTGAAACAGGGGCCGGAGTATTAAGAGAATCTTCGGCCTTATTTGAGAATGAGTTTGATATTAAAACCTTCGATGCTATTACGGCAGATGAAAGTAATAAGCTTTTTACACGTGAAGGTTTACGTTGGACTTATCCGTGGGAAGGTCAGCGATCTGATATAGCAACAGGTTTGAAACTAAGTGCATACTCTGGTGCAGATCCGCGTAAACGCGTAGCATGTTTTATGAGTCATTATAGGTTGTGGAAAGAAGCTGCTAAATCATCTGAGAATTATTTAATTCTAGAACATGATGCAATATTCACCAATAAACTAGTTGATCCTGGTGAAGCTGAACCAGGATATGACTGTGTGCTAGGCATCAATGATCCTCGTGGTGCTACACGTATGGCAGCATTATTCCATGATATTATACAAAAAAATGATAAGGTAATACAACAATTACCTAAGATTGACACATGGGATGTGCCTCAAGGGTTAGCCGGAAACAGTGCATATATAATTACACCAAGCGCAGCTAAGAAGGTTATCGAAACTGTTAATAGAATTGGAGCATGGCCAAACGACGCGCTTCTTTGTTATCAGAACTTTAATTTCCTACGGGTCACCAAACAATATTATACAAGGGTACAAGGACTTCCTAGTACAACTACATTATGAAACATTACGTAATTACTATAGCTGATAACGAAAAGTCTGTTAAGGCTGCAGAGCGGTGTATTAAATCTGGTTTAAGCACAGGTGGACTTACTATTGAAAAATGGAAAGCTACTACTCCGGCCGATGATTTAAATGGTATAGTAAAAGCCTTTGGCATTAATATTGCAGCAATGGATGAAGTATATTCTCGTACGGAAAATTGTATTGCTGCATTCCTATCACATTTCAGCTTATGGCAAGAATGTGTACGCACCAAAGAATCGATTACTATCTTTGAACATGACGCAATATGTATTAATAATATTAGTTCTGATATGGTGTTTAAAGGATGCGTATCGTTAGGACAACCGTCTTATGGCAGGTTTAATCAACCTACACGCTTTGGTGTTCAACCGTTGGTGTCTAAACCTTATTTCCCTGGTGCGCATGCGTATAGAGTAAATCCGGCGGGAGCTGAACAGCTTATTCAACAAGCAATTATGGAAGCTCGTCCTACAGACGTGTTTCTAAATAAAGCAACTTTTCCCTTCCTTGAAGAAATATATCCATGGCCTGTAGAAGCTAAAGATACATTTACTACAATTCAAGCTTCGGCCGGTTGTCAAGCCAAACATAATTTTAACCAAAGATATGAGATTATTGATGTCTAAACCTGATTTAAGTGAATGCGTCCTAACCGGATGTGATAGAGAAGCTGAATGGATGCTCCCTTGGTTTATTGAGAATTATTATAAACATAATGATATGCCATTGTCAGTTATAAATTTTGGTATGTCCCAAAAAATGATTGACTATGTTGAAACAAAAGTTAGTTCTATTGGACACCTTGAGCAAGCAACTGGTCAAGCAACATGGTTTAAAAAACCTGGCGCAATGATGAACTCACCATACAAACGAACAGTATGGGTTGATGTTGATTGTGAAGTGGTTGGTAATATTTCAGATATTTGGAATCATTGTTTAGCACAAAAACTGAATATGTGTATGGATACACCATGGACTAAACGGTCAGGAGAAGAATGGTACAACTCAGGCGTTGTCGCATTTGAGGGTAAACCTGAGATGCTAAAAAGGTGGGCACAGGCATGCTTTGAAAATCCACAGCAACGTGGAGATCAAGAAGTCTTACACGCTATGTTAGATCCTCTTGCAAAGGCTATATACATAAACAGGTTACCACCACAATATAACTACCTACGATTAGACGCAATTGATGGTAACAAGGTTAAAGATATCCGCATTAAGCATCACACTGGTGCGAAGGGTAAAGAACATATTCGGAGTTTAATGAATGCCTAAGGTTGCTCATATTATTGGTAATGGTGATAGTTACAGGTTCTATAAACCTGCTAAGGGCTTAAAGCTCACATGCAATCTGCCACCTACCGCCATTGATAATGTGTATGGTACAGCTATCGTAGATTTTAAAATGTGTCGCGCTATTGAAGAGGGTAGTGTGGACTTACGCGGATACGATTGGATTATGGGTGCAAGGCCTAAAAAATTCACTGAGATGAATCCACAATTCCATATGCGCTTTTCTAGGCATATTAAAGATTTCTATTTAGATCTACCACGATATGCTAATAACTACACCGACTTTAACTGTGGGCATATGTGTACTCATTATACAGCAAACAAGCTTAACTGCGATGAGATCCATATGTACGGATTTGATTCAATCTTTGACTTTAATCTAATTAGTACCACTGACTTTGTACTTAATTCAAATAGAGATGCATTTAACACACACCGATTAGCTCAAAACTGGCGACCTATTTGGGAAGGCTTATTTCGTGAGTTTCCTAACACACACTTTATTGTGCATCACATGCACGGTAAGCCAAAGGTATCATTGCCTGACAACGTAGAAGTCATTGTGAATAAACTAAAATAATATGGAAATAGATTTTATTGGTGTTCGTAATGCAAATTTAGAAGATGTCATATATGAAGCTGCATTTTTTGCTAAAAAAAATCTATTTCCACGTCACAAAAATGTGTGCGTAACATTTAAACTTATGCGAAAACTAAGAGCCAATGAAGGTATTCATGGCGATTGCATGGATGAAGAAGATAGAGACTTTACGATTAGGCTTGATATAGCACAATCAGAATACGAACTCATCTCAACTGTAATACACGAGCTTGTGCACGTCAAACAATATGTGACTAAGCAGATGAAACAAGAGTGGGCAAGAGATGTGTTTTATGAGAAAGTTCTATATCCCATAGACATGAAATACGATGATAGGCCTTGGGAAATAGAAGCGAACTCATCAGAAAAGAGTCTAATTGCGCTATATTATAAATAATATTGAATAATAGAAATTATAAACGGAATTATGAATGGATGACGCTGAGCGGCGCCTTTGGGAGGCGCAGCTTGATGACCCGCATGATAACATTATAGATAACATTACATTATGGATAAGGTACGTACACGATGAACCAAGAGAAGCAAGAACGATACCACGAGTGGATCTTACGGATGTTCCGTGAAGAAAGACTTGAAAATAAGTGAAATTAACTGTTTACTTTGCCTGAGAAACCTATTATAAAGGTAATATCAGATGCAAGAGGAGAAAGTTAATGCAAAGCGATTATGATCTAATATCGGATTTACATAAAGATGTACACGGCTTCAGGCCTACTGCTGATTATCTAAATTCTTTTGACTCGCTTGATAAAGCGGGTAAAGATACCATATTCGATGAACTGTGCGAACAACTCAAGCAAAACGAAATTAGCAACAAAAATCAAGCGGAAAAAGATGTTATTCTTTTTGAAGAGCTTGTTGCTAAAGTAATATCTTCTGGTGCTACGTCACGTACGCAAGCATTAGATTGGTTAACTCAAAGAGAAACATTTTGGAGCGGACAGTGTGTAGAACACTTCGTTTGGAATCAAGGTATCCTATTTACTGACTATGGAAAGACTCTAGTCAAAGAACTTTTGGCTATTGTAAAATATAAGGACTAATATAATGATGTGGTATGTTGAGGTAATAGAGAATTGGGAAGACGGCAAAACCCAAATATGGGAAGGTCTGACGCGAGAGCAATCCCGCCAAATCCATATGGATTGGTCTAAATACTCTGCTATGGTTCGCAGTGGTTTTATGGCAGATAATAATCCACCTGAACCTCTTATTGAAACAGAGTATGACGGAATGGAGATTGTAGGTTGACCTATATTGTGCGTGGATTGAACGTTAGTGTAATACTGCTTGTTATAGCAGATTTGTGCGGTATCACATCTAAGTTTCTATAAAAGTATTGGTCTCTTAGCTCAGCTGGATAGAG